TAAATAATCATGGCTGTTAATCTTTCACAGATTAAAGACCTTTTGCTCCCCGGTCTCCGTGGCGTTGAAGGCAAGTATGAGATGATCCCATCTCAGTACGACAAGATTTTCACTAAGCACGAATCAAAGATGGCTCTCGAACGTACCGCTGAAATGCGTTACCTTGGTTTGGCACAGTTGAAGACCGAAGGCGGTCAGACTTCGTTTGATTCGGGCGCTGGTGAGCGTTTTGTCTACAATCAGGAGCACACGGAAATCGCACTTGGTTACGCGATCACCCGTAAGGCAATTGATGACAACCTCTACAAGACGCAGTTTATGCCGTCGAACCTTGGCCTGATTGAATCGTTTCAGCAGACTAAGGAAATCTACGGTGCAAACCTTCTTAATACGGCTACGACTTATAATGCTTCGGTCGGCGGTGACGGTGTAGCACTTTGCGCCACCAACCATCCGATTGACGGTTCCACCGTATCGAACACCTTCACGATCCAGCAGGATTTGAACGAATCCTCGCTCCTTAACGGTATGATCAACATTCGTACCAACTTTAAGGATCAGGCTGGCCTGAAAGTGTTTGCTCGCGGTCGCAAGTTGATCGTTCCTCCACAGCTTGAGCCAGTTGCTATTCGTCTGACGAAGACTGAATTGCGTCCGGGTACTGCGGATAATGATGTCAACGCGATCCTTAGCACGGCAGGCGGTTTGCCAGAGGGTTACATCGTAAACGACTTCTTGACGTCGCCTTACGCATGGTTCCTGCTCACCAGCATTGACGGTCTGGCTTACATGGAGCGTATTAAGTTCGAAAGTGACATGCAAGTGGACTTCGTTACTGATAACCTCCTTGTGAAGGGCTACGAGCGTTATAGCTTTGGATACTACAACTGGAGGGCCATCTTTGGATCGTTCCCAACATCTTGATTTTGTTGGATAAAATTGTCCTTAGATAGTTTGTTGTAAAAGTCATCACAAAGGTTTATGGTTTAAAAATCACAAACCGGAGAGATGATAATGAAGGGTAAATCGGTAATACCAAGCCTTACGCATAAAGAAATTCAGGACGCATTGGATTACGATCCGCAGACTGGAATATTTGTGTGGAAGATACGTCCAGCCAAGAATGTTAGGGTCGGGACTAGGGCAGGCGGAGATTGTAACGTTGGTTACAGAAATATCCGTTTACTTGGTCAAGAAATAACAGAGGGTCGTTTGGCTTGGTTTTACCAAACAGGTGTATGGCCAACGGGAAGAGTTAAATATAAAAACGGAAATCCTGCTGATTGTCGTTTTGAAAATTTGATTATTTCCAAAGGTGTTGATGGTGAATTTGACCATAAAACTGATTTGGGGCGAAGCCTTTATCAAAAGTTTTATAGGAAAAAAGAAACCAAAAGCACTAAAAAAGCCAGACATTTGAAACGTCACTACAATATTTCATTAGATCAATATAATGAGATATTGAAAGACCAGAATGGTGTATGTGCGATATGCTATAAAGGCGAATCGCGGATGTTATACGGCAAGCCTACTGATTTGGCCGTAGATCGTTGCCACCGCACTGGAAAAGTACGTGGTTTACTCTGTTATTCTTGCAACATTGGTATAGGAAAGTTGAGAGAAGATGTTACAATACTTTCATCAGCTATCCGTTATCTAGGGATATAAACGATTCATGGATGCTCAGAAAGGGTAAATCATGTCTATTACTGCATTCTCTGGTCCGGTTATTTCGTTCGGGCAGGGTCCATTTCCGGATTACAATCCAGAAGCGGCTCCTTCACTATTCTTCGGCGGCGCGGGTCTTCTTGATCCGCGTCCCAACTTCACCTATGAGCCCGGTCAAGATTTTGGCAGTGTAACTGCTGGATTTTACGGCATTAGCCGTATTATGACCGTTAATCAGGTGCCTTCTACGCTTTCGGCCACCAACATTGCCACTTCACAGACCCCTGTGTCCGGCACTGCTGTTGTGTTGACGGCTGGCACGGGTGTGACTGGTTCCACTACCATTACAAATGCTTCAACTGGACTTGCTGTTACGGGCCTTCTTGCCCTTGATGGTGCGGCTGGTCGCGTTTCTTTTGGTCAGGCAGGAACGGTACAGCTTTGGGATCCAACCAAGGCTTTATCGCGCAATGTTCGTATCACTACCGCTTCGGGTGACACGGCTGTCTATACCGTTCTTGGTTACGACATCTATGGTTATCCAATGTCAGAGGCCATCACGGCTAATGGCGCGACAACGGTGTCTGGTAAGAAGGCATTCAAGTATATCGCTTCCGTTACCCCAGTGGGTACGGTCGGTGCGACTGTAACGGTTGGCACGGGCGATGTGTTTGGTTTCCCAATCTATTCGGCCACCTATGTTATCGGTACTGATGCAGACGTTGCTATTTCATGGAACGGTGCGGCTATCGCGGCGACGACGGGTTATACCGCTGGCGTTACGACGACTGCATCCACCACGACCGGCGATGTACGCGGAACGTATGCGGTGCAGTCTGCATCGGATGCCACGAAGCGTCTTGTTGTCACCCAGTCCCCCGCACTTTCGAACATCGCCACGGTAACGGGCCTGTTCGGTGTAACTCAAGCTTAAGGAGTGAGCCATGAAGGGCCACAAAGCACACCACTACGGTCATGAGGTGCATCACAAGCACCCTCGTGCGGAACACAAGAAGGGCGGCTCAGTCAAGGCTCATGGCGTTGACGAGGGTTCGGCCAAGGAAGGCGACTTTTACGCTGATGAAGCGGTAAAAGACGTTTATGCAGGTGCTAATTCTGAGGTCGCTAAAGAGGCCAAGGAAAAGAAGCACGGCGGTCGCACTAAGCGCAAGCATGGTGGCCACGTTATGGGTAAAGTCCATGGCGAGCACGCTAAGGCACGCGCCGACCGTCCAAAGCGTAAGGCTGGCGGCAAGGTAGGTGCTAACATGCACCCACTTTCGACGGCTGCTCATGGCACGGAACCTTCTGCTCATAAGTCGTATGAGCCAGAAGCACACGGCAAGTAAAAATGGCGGGGGNGTAAAAGCCCCCGTCCTTTCTTGGAGTTTATTATGACCGCTGCATGGACACGCTCTGAAGGCAAATCACCTTCTGGTGGATTAAACGCAAAGGGCAGGGCATCAGCCCGCGCTGAGGGCCATAATTTAAAAGCTCCGACGAAGGATAAAGATAATCCTCGTCACGAGAATTTTTGTAGCAGAATGACCGGTATAAAGCGTAAAATGACTGGTTCGGCTAAAGCTGCTGATCCAGACAGCCGGATTAACAAATCCTTGCGAAAGTGGGGTTGTTAATGTCTGATAAGCCATTTTGGGAAAGTAAGTTGCCCAAAGACCACCACACAAAACACTTGTCGCATAAGCAGCAGCAAAATGCTAAAGCTAGAGCGCGGGCGGCTGGTCGGCCATATCCGAATTTGATTGATAATGCCGCTGTGGCACGGAAGAAGGGTAAATAATCATGGCTAACCAAGGCAACATCATTTGGGATTCGATTACCAAAAACGGCAAATATGAGCCGTTTCAGCTTCAGGTTTCGCGCGGCCATGTTTCTTATCATGCACCACAGAACATATTTGGTGTTGGCACAACGCCTGCTACGGCTGGATTGTTCCGCACTGTTTGGGAAAATATGGCAACGACGGAATATGTATTCCCGACTTCTGCCATCACGATGAACCTTGTTAGTTCTTCAAATACAGATAGTGCAACAATCACAATTGTTGGATTAGACATCAATTACAATATTATTTCCGAAAATTTGGTTCTAAATGGCACAACTAATGTGCCTACTGTAAAGCAATATTTTCGTATCAATTCCATGTTTGTGTCTGCTGGCAGCGCGACAAATCCATCTGGCGTTATTACTCTTTCAAATACGGGTGGAACAGTAATTTATGCTCAAATTAATACGGGCGTATTTAATGGTGTCACAAGCAGCCTTGGCCAAACTCAGATGGCTGTATTTACCGTTCCAGCCGGATATACGTTCTATGGTTGGCNCTATGGCGCTTATTCCTCGTTCAATGGCAATTCTGCTAATTACACAACCTATAGAGCCATTACCAATTCATCATCTGGTGTTCAAAAATTAGTTGTTCAAACGCCATTTAATACTCAATATAGCATTCAACGTGAGTTCCCATTTCCATATCCGGCTGGGACTGATCTTCGTTTTCAGATTGCATCTAGTGCAGCAACTGCGGCGACAGTAAGTATTAATATTGGTGGCGTACTAATAGGGAATGATACGCAAGATTGATATTGTGTTAAAGTAGAAAAGCCTTGGTAAGGACGTTATATGACCACTTCAGGAACGACTGCCTATAATCCATCGCTTGGTGACTTGACACTCTATGCATTTAACTTGTGCGGTGTTCGAAATACCGCGTTGGCTCAAGAGCACATGCAGTCAGCCCGTACTGCGGCGAACTTGATGTTATCCAGTTGGGCAAACCGTGGCGTCAATCTGTGGAAAGTTGATCTTGTGACCGTTCCATTGGTTACGGGGACATCAACCTATAGTGTTGACCCTAGCACTGTGATGATTCTTGACGCCTATGTCACCAACACGGGCAATGGTCAAAATATTGACAGGATCATTTTGCCAATCAGCCGCACGGAATATGCTTCTTATCCCAATAAGCAGCAGCAGGGGTTTCCCACCACGTATTGGTTTGATCGCTTAATTAGCCCAACGATTACAATATGGCCCGTTCCAAATACATCAAATGGACCGGCCACGTTATCTTATTATCGGGTTACGCAAATCCAAGACAGTAACTTTACTGGCGGTCAAACAATTGACATCCCGTATCGCTGGCTTGAGGCATTTGCGACAGGGTTGGCTTATCGTCTTGCAATGGTGTGGCAGCCTCAGTTAGTGCAAATGTTGAAGCCAACGGCTGATGAGGCTTATAATATTGCAGCTCAACAGGATACAGAGTTTGTGTCTATGTATATTTCGCCCCAAATTTCGGGCTATTATCGTTAAAATTAGAGGGAGGGCCGAATAATGGGATACGCGTCATTATCCGGTCGCGCTCGCACAAGTTCACGATCACCACAAGCTCACGCGATTTGTGATCGATGCGGTTTTCGATACAACCACGTTGATTTAAAGTGGCAAATGGATTGGGCGGGAGCAAGTCTGATCAATAAGCGTATGCTTGTGTGCACCCCTTGTTACGACACCCCGCAAAACCAACTTCGCGCTATTGTTTTACCGGCTGACCCAATGCCGATTATCAATGCTCGTGTTGAGCCTTTTGTTAGCGATGAAACCAACACTATTGTTGTGTCGGCTGGTGCTCCAACTGATCCAACAACTGGCATTCCAATTTATCCGACTGTCAGCCTAATTGCAGAGGATGGGCAGGGTATTACAACTCAGCCTATTGGTGCACCAACTGGCTTAGATCAGAACGCAATTATGCCGCTCTATGATAAGACAGCATATCGCGTTAATCTTAACCCGCTCTCTGTTTTGGCTAACGGAACAAATACGATAACAGTCACTTGTTCAGCGGCTCATGGGTTGTTGACCAATGCTCAGATCGCTGTTGAGGGATTATCAGATAATNTTGCTGATGGTTTTTACAGCATTACGGTTACAACGGCTGTGGCCTTCACGTATCAAACAAACAATGCTATAACTGCGGGGAACCTACTCCAAGGCAATACTCTTATGCTGACCGCACTGGTTGGCTTGCCTTATGACTATACTCAGATACCTCAGACTGGGCCTTTGACATGAGCAATATTACCGTCACCAATCTCCCAGTTCTTACAAATTTGAGTGGTTCCGCTCAGACTATGGTTGTGCAGAGCGGGACTTCATATAGTGCAACCGCACAACAGATTGCTAATTTAGCTCAAGCTCCCACTGGNCCCACTGGCACTCCGGGTTCAATTGGCCCGACTGGCCCTACTGGTAATAAGGGGCCAACCGGCCCCACCGGCGCTGATTCGAATGTTGCCGGTCCAACTGGCTCAAAAGGCCC